GTTCAGGGAAGCCCCGATGGGTCAGCCCGGAATAAGTCGTTTAAAGCAAGACATGCCAAGAACATTGCCAAGGGCAAGATGTCTGCGGCATACTGGGCGGATAAAGTGAAATGGTAGCCAAAGCAAAGTCCAAAGTAAACGCAGCAGGCAACTACACGAAGCCTGAGTTGCGTAAACGAATTGTGTCGCAAGTAAAAGCTGCGGCAGTTCAAGGCACAGCCGCAGGACAGTGGTCAGCACGTAAAGCCCAGTTGGTGGCTAAGAAGTACAAAGCAGCAGGCGGGGGGTATAAAGATTGAAAGCCCCGCAGAAATCACTGAAAGATTGGGGTGACCAGAAATGGCGCACCAAGAGTGGTAAACCTTCCAGTAAGACTGGCGAACGCTATCTACCGGAAGCAGCCATTAAAGCGTTGACCCCCGCAGAGTATGCTGCTACAACAAAAGCAAAGCAGCAAGGCAAAGCAAAAGGTCAACAATTTGTAAAACAGCCCGCTAAAATAGCGGCTAAGACCAGCAAGTATAGATAGGAGAATTGCATGGCACGGTACTTGAGAAACAAAAAAGACGGTTTCATCTATGACTGGAATCCCATCCTTGCAGAGAATCCTTTGTGTGAGGAAGTAACTGAGGAAGAAGCTTTCCCCGAGAAGTTTATTCCTAAGAAACAACGTGGCCGCAAGTCCGATCTTGACCTTGCAACCCCCGAAGAACAAATCCCTGAGGCTCCTCCTGTTACCAATGAGGAAGTCAATGCTGAAGCATCCCGAGGTCTACCTGAATGATACTCAGCACTGTAATCACTGAGGTTCGCAGATTACTGCAAGACATCAACTCACCGCAACGTTACAGCGATACGGTATTGTTGGGCTTTGCGAATCAGGCGTTAAAGCGCATTGCTGTGCTGCGCCCTGACCTCTTTGCTTACATTGGGGCAATCCCCACTACTGCTGGGTCTGTCATTCAGTCAATGCCCGCCGATTCAATCCGAGTCATGGAGATATTCTCTGTGCAGGGTGGTGACGGTGTTACTGAGGTCAACCGCGAGGCGCTTGACCAGACATACCCAACATGGATGAACGATACCGCTGGGCCTTGTGTTAATTGGATGCGGCATGTACGCAACGCAAACAAGTTCTTCATTTATCCCAAAGCGCCAGCGGGTCAAGTATTGGTAGGCGAGTATGCACAGACTCCCCCGGATTACGACGGCACAACAACTGTAGCGTTGTTGTCAGATGCGTACTTCCCAGTCGTTGTTGACGCCACTGTGTTCTTGGCTGAGTCAGTCGATAACGAGCACGTAAATTCACAACGTGCCGCCTTGTTCCAACAGTCATTTACTCAAGCCTTGGGCGTCAGCGCACAGGGTAGGGTTATTACTGATACCGAGCAAGCTGGCCTCAAATCTACTGAGGTTGTTTGATGTCTGATCGCACATTCCTCTCACTGGTTACTCGTCTTGCACCAAGTGTGCCGGGATGTCCGCAGCCTATCGTTGAACAATATGTTCGTGATGCAGCTATTGAGGTGTGCGAGAGAACCCTGTCATGGCGTTACGAACAACCCAAAATCAGGCTTACGCCGGGGGTATACGAGTATCCCTACGAGAACCCCTTAGGCACAGAAATCCATGCGTTCTTGTCGGTGTCTTTGAATGGCACGCCCATTGAGCCAGCAACTCTTGAGCAGTTGACCCGTAAGTATCCTGCATGGCCTGATCTGACCCCTGCGCAGTTGTCCACCCCACAGAATATCTGCCAGTTGGACGCTGACAATTTTGTACTTGCTCCAGTGCCGGACGACACAGTTGACTACGACCTCAAGATGATCGTAGCCCTGAAGCCTTTGCGCACAGCAACTGCAATGGATAAATCTGTGATGGATGACATTGAGAATGTCGTTATGCACGGAGCCTTGCAGCACCTGCTGGTACTACCTAATAGAACGTGGACTGATCGTGAGTTAGCCTCATACCACGCCAAACAATACGCATTTAAGACATCTGAGCGTAGAGCCAGAGCCAATCTTGGCGCTGCTCGTGCTTCAATGTCTGTTCAGATGCGCCCATTCGCATGAGGTAACTATGGCAACAGATGTCATCCGATTAGTAAAAGGCGACGAGAAGCCACTTATCGTGCTCACATTGACGGACGACATTACTGGTACGCCCATTGATCTGTCATTAGGTACGACACTTGTCAGTGTGAAGTTCCGTAAAGCAGGTACTACAACACTGCTCTCAACAATTTCTTGTACAAAATTGAACAACGGCACTACTGGACAGGTGCAGTTTGGTTTTTCTGGTGGCGTGCTTGACGTTGACGCTGGCGCATATGAGGGCGAAGTTGTTGTGGATTACGACGGCTCTGTACAGACTGTCTATGAGACGCTGAGGTTTACGGTGAGGGCAAACTTCTAATGTCCAATATCAAAGTCTCTGCTGTTGTCACAACGCTTGTTACCGCAGTTGCGGCAGCAGGGGCTATTGCTATTTCAGTCAACCCTAAGACTTATGCGGCCTTAGCACAACCTGAAACAGTTATACGGCTATCAGCATTTGTTGTCCCGATGGAGTATCTGGAGGAACAGACAGTCAGTATGTCTGACTTCCGTCAGATCACAGTTGAGGTTGTAAAGGCTGATGAAGTCACAGTTGGTGACACAGTGGCACTTGCCCCCGACTTGGCTTTTTCAGACTCTGTTACTGTTGCGGATTCCGTATTCAAGAACTTTACTGAGGCTGTTGACTTTGACCGCAATGACGCAGATGTAGACCCAGACCCAGTTACAGCGTCTGATGTTGCTACTCGACAGGTAGCCAAGGTTCTTACAGATACTGCTACGGCTGCTGATTCGACAGCGTTATCCCCCGGAAAAGTAACAACGGATTCAGTTACTGCAACTGATGCTGTCAACACCATAGCTGTTGGCAAAAGCGTGTCTGACACAGCGACGATTACAGACGCGTCACCGGTGTTTGACACAGCCAAAGTTGTTGCTGATAGTGTGTCGCCCACCGATGCAGCAGCGCTTAGCGTAGATAAGAGCGGACTTGCAGATACTGCCACTGCTTCAGACTCGGCGTCTTTCCAACCTGATCTTGTTAAGACAGACTCGGTTACTGCTTCAGACTCAGTGAATACCCTAGATGTAGGGAAAACCCTTACTGACTCTGCAACAGCATCTGACGCTGCACCCGTTTTTGATATTGCACAGGCGTTATCCGATTCCGTCACCATTACCGATGTGGTCTACAAAGACTTCACCGAGATGGTTGACTATGACCGCAACGACGCTGATGTAGACCCTGACCCAGTTACTGTGGCAGATACCACTGCTGCGACTGTTTCTAAGGTTGCTACTGACTCAGCTACGGCGTCTGACTCTACTGCACTAAACCCGGAGACTGTGCGGACTGATAGCGTCACAAGCAGCGATTCCGTGGCACTGGCTCCTGACAAAGTAGCTACTGACTCAGCCACTGCGTCAGACGCAGCCCCTGTGTTTGCACAGAACAAGACAACAACAGACGATGTTACGGCATCCGATTCTGCTCCTGTATTTTCACAGAATAAGACAACAACAGATACAGCAACGGCATCTGATGCCGCGCCTGTGTTTGATATTGCAGCAGTTTTGTCGGATACCGCAACAATGGCAGATTCTGTATCTGTTGTTCTGATACCGGGCCAGTATTCGCCGCTGTTTGACTTTGCTTTTGCCTCAGATGAGCCGTTTACCTATCAGTGGGTACTCGGTACAATCAACGATCATCTGATCCACCAACCCCTTGTAAACGGTGAATTTGTGCTGACAATCAACCCCAATGCTGGTATCGTATATACGATCCGCACGGAGTCGGTTGAGTACACGTACAACGGGTACGGGCTTAACGAAAACCAACTCAACTAAGGAGTGAGAAATGTTTAACGACGCAATCAAGATGACGGGCAATCTTAAGCTCGTTCTTACTGACGAACATGGCAACATCAAGCAGGAAGAAGAAGTAAAAAACCTAGTGGTTACAGTAGGCAAAAACTACATTGCCTCCCGCATGAAGGACGCAACTGCGACTGCCATGACCCACATGGAAGTTGGAACAAGTACTCAAGCCGCTGCCGTTGGCGACACGGCTCTGATTGCAGCCGTTGCTAGTTCGCGTGTAACGCTGACCTCAACTACTGTGACTACCAACTCTGTCGCGTATGTTGCTTCTTTCCCCGCAGGCACTGGAACTGGTGCACTGACAGAAGCAGGTATCTTCAACGCATCTACCTCTGGCACTATGTTGTGCCGTACAGTGTTCTCAGTCATTAACAAGGGCGCAGCCGATACGCTTGGTATTACTTGGACTGTGACTGTTAACTAAGGAGTCTGGGAATGGGTATCAAACTCACAAACAATGCGTTTGGCACGCTTGCGGCGGGTATCAGCTCGTCCGCAACGAGTATTACGCTGACATCTGGGCAAGGTGCTCGGTTCCCAACTCTTAGCGCAGGTGATTATTTTTATGCCACGCTGATTGATACCTCCAATAACTTGGAGATTGTGAAGTGTACGGCTCGTTCGACTGATGTACTGACTGTAACTCGTGCACAGGAGTCAACTACGGCTCGTGCGTACAGCACAGGAGATCGCATTGAGATTCGCCTAACTGCGCAGACTTTTTTGGACGCCGCTATCTCTGATGGAGATAAAGGCGACATCACAGTATCTAGCACTGGTACAGTTTGGACTATTGATAACGCAGTAGTCACTGCCGCAAAAATGGCTGCTGGGGCTGCTTCTGGTAATTTAGGATACACGCCAGTAAACCCATCTAGTCTTGCGGCGATTGCAACTTCTGGTTCTGCGTCAGATTTAAGTGCTGGCACATTGCCAAAGGCTAGAACATGGAGTGGTGGGCTTATTAACTTTGCGCAAACTGTATCAACTACAGTCGCTACAAGAACTAGCAGTGCGTGGGGAGAAGTTAATTCTGGGTATCGTATAAATTACACGCCTGTTAGAAGCGACTCGACACTACTTGTCATGTTTAGTTTTGGGTACTCGATTGATACCGACCACTATACCCAAACATTTAGGATGTACGATTTTACAAACTCAGCCACAATGAGTATTGGTGGTGTTGATGGAAGCCGTAACCGCGCAACTGGTGCACATCGAGGTCAATACAACGTGGACAACGCTATTCACATGGTGTTGCATAGTATTGTGGGAAGCGGCTCTACAACTGCTCGTGCGTATGGGTTTCAGCACATGGGGGCAGGAACAGTCCGAATTAACAGTTCGTATGTAGACCGCAGTGACCCTTGGGGTTGGACAACACCATTTGTTGCTACTGTAATGGAGTTTGCACCATGACATACGTTTATACCGCCAAACGAGCGCCTAGTCTTGATAGTGCTATCAAAGCGCTTGCACCAAATGCGTCGTTCCGTACAGCAGATGGGGTTGCTGAGTGGGAGTCTCTTGATATTCCGCGTCCAACAGACGCTGAGATACAGGCAGAATTAGCACGACAGTGGGCTTTATACAACCGGATGGAGTATCAGGATAAACGTGCTGCGGAATATCCTCCTATGACAGACTACATTGATGGTGTAGTTAAAGGTGACCAAGCACAGATTGATGCGTACATTGCTGCGTGTAAAGCAGTTAAAGAAAAATATCCGAAACCGGAGTAACTTATGGGATTAAAAGTCACCAACAATGCTTACGGCACACTGAACGCTAGTATTACTAGCAGTTCAACTACGATTGTCCTTGTTGCAGGTCAAGGAGCACGGTTCCCTACACTCAGCGCAGGTGACTACTTCTACGCCACACTGATCGACACATCGAACAATCTGGAGATTGTGAAAGTCACTGCGCGTAGTACTGACACACTGACTGTTGTGCGTGGCCAAGATAGCACGACTGCTCGTGCGTACGCAACAAACGACCGCTTTGAACTGCGCCCAACGGCTGTAATGTTTACCGAAACCATTGACAAGGCAGACGCCGCGCTCCCTAAAGCTGGTGGGGTAATGGCTAGTGGTGGTCGTATCCAGTTTCAGACTGCTGAAGGAAATACACACTACGGAATTCGTGCTGTTAAATATGGCTATTCATCCTCCTATGGCGCACTGCAAATTGGTGATAGCTCTAGCTCACAGCAGAATATTTCTCTTGGTGTTGACGTAAGCGCAATTGCTGGCGGCGCGTTTAACGGGAGCGGTAAAGATATTACTGTACCAAATAATGTTCAGTTTTGGATACCAAACTCAAGCAATACCAATTTTATACTTCCAATGCAGTTTGATACTGCGGGTCGGGTACTGACCCCATTGATTCCTGCTTTTTTCGCAAGACGTACAGCTAGCCAAGCCGGTGGGGTTTATATTGGAGATGATGTTGGGTTAAATAATGGGTCGTATTACAACTCCTCCAATGGTAGATTTACTGCCCCCACCAACGGCATATATCTATTTAGTGCAGCTTTTCTTCCTAATAGTAGCACTGGGGCAACAGGGTATATCCGTAAGAATGGAACCCGAGTTTCTGACACCTTGTATAACTTAGCTGCGGACAACTATTCCTCAACAGTTGTCCACGTACAACTTGTAGCAAATGACTATGTAGATTTCTATATAGCTAGTGATGGTACTGAAGGGTCATATAGCCACTTTGGTGGACATCTACTTGGGTAAACAGTAAAGGAACAAACATGGCAAATTACACAATCACACTTACCGAAGCCGAAGATAAAGCTTTGTCCTACGCTGCATTGTCGCAAGACGAGTGGATTCAAAATGCTGTCCACGAGCGTTGCCGTGTTGCTATTGATGAAATCGTAACACTCACAGTACAGAAGTGCCTTGAGACCAACACTGCAATTCCCGGCACTAAAGACGCAATGGTAGACCTAGCTTTTGAGCAAGGTTGGATTAAGACTGCTGCACAGCGTCTAGCGGAAGCAGAAGCAGAAGCTGCTGCTCGTGCTGGCCAGAACGAAACCAACACAAATGTCTGATACCCGACGCATCCCTCTTGTCATGTTCCCAGACGGATCATTAGTCCGTAGTGAGGTCGTGCCTGAGGGTTGTGTTTTAGTTGTAGAGCCTGTCGAAATAGAGAATGACCTACCGCCTGTAATAGACCAAACGCAGGCGGTGAACGGTAGTTCAGAAAGATAAGGATATGAGTAACGTACGCGAATTAGAGAATCAACTGACCACTCACGAAGCAGTATGCGCTGAGCGGTATACCACTTTCATCAAGCGAGTAGACCGCCTTGAGGGTCTGTTGCTCAGAGCAACGGGCGCACTCATTGTTGGTATGGCTGGCATCATCGTAACCATCCTAAATAGGGGAACATAACATGGCAATGATTAAAGAATACGGCGGCAAAGAGTCGTACAAGTCCAAAGGTGCAATGAAAAAGCACGAAGGCAAAGAGTCCAAGAAAATGGAATCTAAAGAAGCCGGTATGAAAAAAGGCGGCATGGTCAAGAAGCCGATGGGCTATGCCAAAGGCGGCATGGTTCATAAGATGCCTAAAGCCTGCTGAGGTAAACCATTGATCCAATCAGCCTTCTTCTAATGGCGCAAAGTGCGGTCAGTGCTATACGCACTGGCTGCCAGATGTTGTCAGAAGGAAAAGCTGAAATCGACAAGTTCAAAAAACAAGTCGAGGGCGGTGTCAAAGATGCAAAAGCAATCTATGGCGAAGTCACCGGATTGTGGGGCTGGCTTAAAGGGTTGTTTGGTGTAAAACCAAAAACACTTTTACCAGTTGCAGAACTTAAAACAGAAAGTGCAGCAAAGCCAGTAAAGGCTAAGCGTGTAAAAGAATCGGAGTTAAGTTACGAAGAATACCAAGCTCGGTCGGTACATGAAATCTGTGAGAACTTGAAGGTCTACTTTGAAGCTACAAGAGCATTGAAGGAACACTGTAGAGAACTAGAGGAGCAGTCGCTCACAACAGATAAAGTTGCTGATAGTGCAATTGATCGGATTGAACTGGAGTGGCAGATGCAGCAGTTGTCAGTACAAGTTAGAGAGGCAATGGTGTATACCCCGGAGTCACTTGGACTACAGGCTCTCTACACCCGGTTTCTTGAGATGTACGATCAGATTTTGGAAGAACAGGAGTTTGCTCGTCAAGTTGCGGCGAAACGAGAGCGAGACACAAAATGGCAACGAGAACTCCTCAGAAACCACCGAATCGACCGAACAATAATTATGGCGGCAATAGCAGCTATAGCCCTGTGGATGTGGGCAATGCTACTGTCGTTAGGATGGCTAGAGAGGACACCAGATGGTTTGTCGTCGGTATTGTAGCCCTCTCGTTGGTGTTTCTTCTTGCGCTACCTCTGTCTTTACTTATCCTTATGGATGATATGAAGCTGAGGGCAGAGATAAGGGCTGAGGTAAAGCAGAACAAAAGATTACGGGCTGATCTGGAAAGGATGCAGCAGCAGTTAAGGGAACAGGAACAAAGGAGTAAAGGTAGTGAAAACTGAAAAAGAAATTAAAGCCCTAGCTGCAATCAGCATCTCAATCTTCGCCGCATTGCTGGCGATCAATACCCTCGTCGCTGGCTCTAATAGTTCCAAAATACTGAACAACACCATTGCTGCCAATAACCAGTGGGCGTGGTATCAAGCTAAGAACATCCGTCAAGTTATTTACGAGACTGCCAACAAAGCAGACGATGCCAAGCGGATGGACGCAGACAAAAAAGAAATCATGGCCAAGGCCCAAGCATTGGAGGCTGAGCGGGATGAGGCTCGCCTTCGCAGCCCTTGGTTTACATATGCAGGGTCGTTGCTCCAGATTGGCATTGTTTTGTCAACCGCAGCGATTCTTGCTATCGCAATGCCTTTGTACTGGGCGTCACTTGCCGTAGGTACTGTTGGGGCGTTATCATTCTTCAATGGTTACTTTATGTTGTGGGGGTTTTAAATGCTTGATATTCTTGGCGGAGTTCTAAAAAATGTAGCCCCCGGTTTGGCTACTGTTGTGGCTGGCCCACTTGGTGGTATGGCGGTTAAAGCCATTGCTGAAAAACTAGGTGTTGAGGACACGGTTGAGGCTGTGACTGCTGCGGTGCAAGCTGACCCCGAAGCTGCTCGTAAACTGGCGGAGATTGACCTCAAACAGTTTGAGTTGGAAGTGCAAGATCGTGACTCTGCACGCAAGATGCAGATGGCAGCACTGGCTCAAGACTCTTGGTTTGCCAAGAACTTCATCTATCTATTCACCTCGGCATGGTCTATTTTTGCCATGATCTTCTTCTCGTTTGTAACGTTTGGCGTAGTGCCCGAGTCTGGCACACGCATGGCTGACACTATCCTCGGTGTGTTGATTGGCACAGTCATCACAGGCTTTTTCAACTTCTTCTTTGGCTCGTCTAAGTCTAGCCAAGATAAAACGCAACTCTTGAAGGACAAGAAATGAACTTGACTACTAACTTCAGTCTGCACGAATTGACAAAGAGCGAAACCGCTTTGCGTCATAACCTTCCCAATGACCCCGATGAAAAAGCCATCGCTAACTTGAAGGTGCTCTGTGAACAAGTCCTGCAACCCGTGCGAGATCATTACGGTAAGGGTGTCAAGGTCAACTCAGGTTTCCGCCATCCTGATGTTAACGCTGCCGTTGGCGGGTCTAAAACATCTGACCATTGCCAAGGACAAGCCGCTGACATTGAGATTCCCGGAGTTCCTAATCACGAGCTTGCAGAGTACATCGCCCAGAACTACAAGTTCACCCAAGTAATCTTGGAGTTCTACACCCCCGGCATCCCCGATTCCGGCTGGGTGCACGTATCATATGACCCATCTAACTTGAAAGGGCAGACATTGACTGCCACCAAGAAAGATGGCAAGACTGTGTATCTCCCCGGTTTGGTTGCGTAAAGGCACACAATGGCAGCGGTAAAACTCCTCAAGTTTCTAGGTGAAGCACCGAAGATTTCTTCGGAGTTGCTGCCTGATGGTGCGGCGCAGTTGTCTTACAACACCAAGTTGTACTCAGGCGACTTGCTGCCTTACCGCCTTCCTTTGTTTGTCTCTAACCTCAACCGAACTGGTGAAGTCAAGACAATCCACGCTCTAAAAAATCCATCTACTGGGGCGTTGAACTGGTTGTCATGGATGACTGATGTTGACATCGTGACAGCTTCTTCCTCAGAAGATCAGGAGCAGCGGTTCTACTACACAGGAGACGGTGTTCCTAAGGTATCCAACTATCAATTGGCTATCACTGGTTCAGCGCCATATCCCAATGGATACTATGAACTTGGGCTGCCGCTTCCGACGACCAAGGTAACGACCACGGCTGCGTCGGCTCCGAACGCAACAACATCTACTTACGCTCGGGATTCAGGTAACACTGCGACCATTGTGACTGGTAGCGCACACGGTTTGCGTACAGGCAACATCGTCACTATCTCAGGGTTTACATCTACTGTAGGTAAGATTTTCAACGCAACCAACGTAACAGTGACTGTTACAAACTCAACGACTTTTACGTATTACTCGCCGGGCGATGCCGTCACATCCACATCAGACACTAGCGGAAAAGTAGCTCTGGCGGGTAATACGCAAATTCGTTCCTATGTGTACACATGGTATACCCCGTGGGATGAGGAGTCGATTGGTTCTGATCCATCGGATAACTTATACATCAAAGAAGGTCAAACGGTTACAGTAACCAATATACCAACGGCAAAGCCCGCTAGTAACAACACGTTTATCCGTGGTGTAAAGCTATACCGTACTGTTCCGTCTGCTGCGGGCACACAGTATTTCTTGCTCAAGACACTTTGGTTTCCGACAACGCTTGCTCGTGTACAGCGCACATCTAATGTGTCTAGGGTTACTTTGTCCAACCACCACAATCTGGCAATTGACGACCGATTCAAGATAAGCGGTTGCACAGATTCAACTTTCAATATCACAGGCGGCATTGTCACTGATGTTATTGACGACTACACGTTTGAGTATGCGCAAACTGCGAGCAATGTGTCTGACAAAGCTGAAACAGCCGGTACTATGTACCAAGATGCTGCGCAGAAAATAACTGATACAGCCCGTTATTGGGGCGATGGTAGCTACTCATTTACCGATGACTTTGATGTATCGCTGCTAAATGAGTCGCTCATCTCTGATAACTACGATCCGCCGCCTGAAAATATGCAGGGGATCACGGCTGTCCAAAACAGCATTTTGATTGGCTTCTTTGAGAACCAATTATGTTTTTCCGAGTTGGGTAAACCACATGCTTGGCCACAAGAATACAGGCTAACCTTTGAGTCTACCATTGTCGGGGTAGCGTCCGTTGGTGGTTTTATCCTTGTGTTGACCGAGGAGTATCCATACC